AAAAAAAACGACGACATATAAAGAGGAAATTAAAACAAAATTACGTTAGTCAAATACTATTTACTTAAATGATCTATAAACTTATCTTTTGAGGCGATAATCTCGTCTTGCGATTTTATTGTCTTATTTAAAGACATTATTAAATCATCTTTTAACTCGATCTCTCTTTTTGCGGCACTTAGTTTGTGCGTGAGGTCGTCGATTATCCGTTGTGCTTCAACGCTTACGGCGTTTTGTCGTATAATTTCGATTTCGTCCTCTTTTATTATTTTTCGGGTCTTGTCGTCTGCCACATATACAATATTTCCTTTAACATGTTGGGCTTGATTACCATGTATGCCCGACGTTATCGTTTGCACATTGTTGTCGCCCGTGATAACATTTGAATTTTTATACTTCTCACCTTTGCCAGTTACCAACCATTCGGCGTTAACATCTTGAAAAAACGCTAATAAATTTTCGATAGCATTAGAGTTTAAAGGCGTTTCTTTGGCTTTTCCTCTGAAACTACCCGCAGTCATACCGATTTTAGGAAAAAATTCTTCTTTTATAACTCCCTTATCTTCTGCTATTTCTATAACTCTATCTTTTATGTTTGGCATTATATTATCGTTTAATCGTTATTTTATTGCTGTTTTATTTGCGTATAGCGAATATATTATCAATATTTGCAAAGTGTTTCACTATGAAATATGAGGCTTAAGGCTATAAAAATAGAAATAATTATTAACAATTAACTAAATATGAACGAAATAATTGTACCGCACACAAAGAAAAAGGAATTGCGGGAAACATTTAACACTAGCCATGTGACGGTACGAAAAGCACTAAAAGGAAAGAGTAAGAGTGTTTTAGCTAAACAAATAAGAGAAAGAGCACTACATACAAATATCGGCGGTTATGAAATAACATTGATAGAAAGCGAAAGCGCCACCCCGAATAGATAATTTATTCGCTTCTAAACCGTTAAACCCCGACAATATAATATCAATAACTAATTTTTTAAAAAAAAGAATGATGAAAAAAGAACAAGAGTTAACGTTACATGAAAGCGCAAGTGTATTAATGGCACTAACGGCGCAGCTAAGACGCAAAAACAATTATTTAACCAACCTAAAACAGCAGATAAACGGACAAAAGGCACAGGGCGGTAAGTTGACACGGGATAACGAAATACAACTTTATGCTTTTGCACACAACACGGCTGTCGACTGTCAGATTTTAGAAAAAGCGATCGAAAAACTTAAAGGTCAACATGTTAAGATTGCTATTAACAATTTGCCACCTATTTGCACTCTTATAGAGTCACTTTTTAGAAAGTAAGGGCGAAAAACGGGGTGTGTAGCTTAGTAGGTAAAGCATTGTATCAGCATACAAAGATCGGCGGTTCGAGCCCGCCCACACTATCAAATAAATAATAACTAAACTTTTATTCAACTATGGAGTATTTTAATAATATTTTATGCTTTGCGGCTGGCTGGTTAATAGAAAATGATATTTTGACTAAAGACGCTTACCGAAATATGGCGAGGCGTGACAAATTGCAAATTGTACGCCGCGCGTGCCGCAACACACCCGCGCTAATTTCTTACGACAGTATGCCCGACGCATTGAAAGAAACGATACAAACGATCATTAAGGGCGACCCCTATACAAAAGTAAAATACAGTGTATTAGAGGGCTTAATCGTTGCCAATACAGAGGCGAGCGTCTTTTTTGAAAGTTTTAGACTACCTAACGGGCGATTTATTCCTAAAAAAACACGCCTTACTTACTACAATAACGCGATTATCTTAGATGCTATTCATACGCTTATTATAAGCAAGCAAGCGAAACGCCGAGCAATGGGCGGCAAAACAACACGTTCGTGGGATAAGATAAGTGAGGCGGTGCAAAGCCTCGACCCCGTGCGATACCCGCACGATTTACCGACCAACGCGCGAAGCCTAGAACGTAAATATAAGGCTTATAAATCGAAAGATGAAAACGGCGGCTTTGTCTCGCTGATACATCAAAATTATCTAAAAGAGGTTACTAACAATACTAAGATTAATGACTCATACAAAGCGAGTGTTTTGTCTGAATTGCTGGGCGACCCGCGTAACCTAGATAATGCGCAAGTGGCGGCAAATTTCAACGAAATAGCTAAAAAATTGGGCTGGCAAGAGATCAGCACGCAAACGGCGGGTGTATGGCGTAAGAAACTAGATTTAATAGATTTTGCGGGGCGTCGCGGTACTGGCGAGTTATACAATAGCAAGCTAATGCAGGTTAAGCGATCGGCGCCCACAAACCCGCTTTATTATTGGACTTTGGACGGCTGGGATGTTGAGTTAATGTATAAAAGTGTGCAAGTACAAAAGTATAAAGACAAAAAAACGGGTATGACTAAAGAGCGCAATGTTACAACTTACTGGAATAGGTTAACGGTTGTCGTTGTTTTAGACCCGTTCAATAAATACCCCGTCGGGTATGCTATCGGCACGCACGAAACGCCCGAACTAATTAAGGCGGCTTTGCGTAATGCAGCACAGCACACCGCCGAACTTTTCGGCAACATGTACAGGACGCACCAAATACAAAGCGATAAGTACGCAAAAGACGCTATGCGCCCTATTTACGACGCAATGGGTGCACACTATACAATGACGAGTAAAAAGTTTAGCAATGCGAAAGCAAAGATTATTGAGCCTTATTTTAAATACTTAAATAAAACTTATTGCCAATCACAAATTAACTGGTCGGGCTTTGGCATCACGGCGAAAAAAGACAAGCAACCAAACAGCGAGTTTTTAAACAAGTATCACAATAATTTCCCCGACAAAAACGGGTGTGCGCAACAGATCGCCCGCTTTATTGAACATGAGCGCAATATCAAAAGAGATGCTTATCTCGAAGCGTGGGCGAAAATGCCAGCCGCCGACAAAATCAAATTATCGTATGAGTCTTATTTGCGCACATTCGGCGAAAGAACAGGACATAAAAACTACTTACATGGGTCGGGTGTACATGCTACAATTAACGGTATTAAGCGTTCATACGATTGTTTCGACCTTAATTTCAGAAAGCACGCGGCGACACAATGGTCGATCTTATTCGACCCCGACAACACAAGCCGAGTTTTAGCGATAAACGACGACGAGACGTTGCGCTTTGTACTGGAAGAAAAATATTTACAGCCTATGGCATTACACGACCGCAAAGAGGGCGACGCCGCCGCGCTTGCCCGTATTGGTGCATTTAACGAGGGTGCGATCGCGTACATAACGGAACAACGGGCAATAACAGGCGATAAGGTGCGCGAATTGTTCGACGGCAACCCGCAACTAAACGAAACAGCCGCAAAATTAATGTTAGTCGACAGTATGGGGCGTAATAAGATTTACAAACAGCCTCGCGAGTTGCCAGCGCAACCAGCCGACGAGAAACCGAGAACAAAATCAATTTACGAAAAATATTAATATCAATCTGAAATACATAAAATTATGACAACACTAGAAATTAAAGCAATCGTTGAATCATTACGTGTTTATTGCAAACGTTACCCAAGCCAAAATAAAGCGGCTACAAGTTTAGGAGTATCAAAGGCGACAATTTCGCAAATACTTTCGGGTAATCACGAACTTATCAGCGCCGAAATGTGGCGGGGTATAGCGGCAAAGATCGGCTACAAAGGCGGGCGCGAATGGAATATCGTACAAACGTCGGTTTACAGTGAGTTGTATAAGCTTCTTTATGATGCTCAACAAGATAGCGGTGTTTCGGCTATTACTGGTGATGCTGGTTGCGGTAAGAGTGAGACGTCGAAACGTTACGCCGCCGAAAATAAACGGGTTTACCGCCTCGAATGTTCCGAGTACTGGAATCGTAAAACTTTTATGCTGGAACTGCTCGAAATAATGGGTATCAATGCGGCAAATCTTACGGTTAACGAAATGATGAACCAAGTTGTCGAAAACCTTAAGAGCGAGCAAAGCCCGCTTATAATCTTAGACGAAGCCGACAAGTTGAGCGATCAAGTGCTTTACTTCTTTATCACTCTTTACAATAAGTTAGAGGATTGTTGCGGTATTGTGTTACTGGCAACCAACTTTTTAGATAAGCGCCTAAAACGTGGTGTTGCTAACAAAATAAAAGGGTACAACGAAATATACAGCCGTGTAGGTCGTAAGACTATACCACTAGACGGCAACACCGCCGAAAACTTCGCCGACATTTGCCAAGCAAACGGGTTGACCGACGATAATACGATAAAAGAAATAATAGACGACAGCGAGGGCGATTTGAGGCGCATAAAGAAAACAACCCGTGCAAGTATTAAGAGGACGCGGGAAAATGGAAAAGAAAGCGCCTAAAACACTATTTAAACAGTATGTAATAATTAAATGATTAACCCTAAAAAACAGAAAAAAGAAAAAACAGAACTAAAAACCGTAAAACCCCAAAAAACAAAACGCGCTCTTTCATTCAATGAAATAAAAACATTTAAGCCTCACTTATTACCTTTTACGGGAAAGTGGCTTGAGTCGATAGGACAACCCGAACTTACGGGCGCGTGGCTTATTTGGGGTAATACAGGAAGCGGCAAAACTCGCTTTTCGTGGCAACTGGTAAAGTATCTTACACAATTCGGCAAAGTGCTTTACAACTCTATGGAGGAGGGGCTCACGGGAACAATGCAACGTGCAATTTTTGATGTCGGTATGGCTGACGTGGCGACTAAATGGCAATTGTTGAACCGTGAGCCGATTAACGAATTAAAAGAAAGGTTACGCAAAAGGCGATCGGCTGATATTGTATTTATAGACTCGGTACAATATACAGGAATGAATAAAAAGCAATATTTCGACCTCGTAAACGAGTTTAGAAATAAGCTTTTTATTTTCTTGTCTCATGCCGACGGGGTGCACCCTCGCGGGGCGTTAGCCGAAACAATTTATTACGACTCGAATGTGCATATACGAGTCGAGGGTTTTAAAGGAATAATAACAAAAAGCCGTTACGGGGGGGGCGATGATTATATAATTTGGGATAAGGGATATAGAGACTACTGGAACGTATAAGGATAAGATTTTAACGTATTAAGAAAATAAGGACGGCAACGGCTTTATAACTGAAAATTTCGCAACTGGCTAATTTTAGCCAACGGGAAATTTTTTCTGTTTTTAGGTGTGCCGAAAGTAGAATATTAAAACATGAATAAAACGGCAACTAAAAAGCCGCGAAACCCTCACGGGTGGCTTTTCCTCTATTTACAATCAGTTTGCGACATTGACGATACAGAAGCGGCGCGCAAGGTATTAGTTAACCAATATTCGGGCGGTAAGACAGAAAGTTTAACAACGCTATTCAAAGAGTACCCCAACATATATAATAAAATGCGCACCGACTTATCGCCAGCCAAACCGAAAGAATCAGACAACATACTCGACAAGCCCCGAAAGCGATTAATGGCGGCTTTGTTTGAAATGCTGGAAAATAAGGAAAAGGAAAAGCCGAAAGACAAACAACGAAAGATCACAACCGAATATGTAAAAGCGGTTGCGTGTAGGGCTGCAAAGGTAGATCGGTTTAATAATATACAGTTACCAACGCTTAAAGCGCTTTATCGCTCAATCGGTGAAAAGAATATGAAAGAATGGGATAATTTAATAAAAGACTTATTAAACGGCATTATATAGTTATGAATTTAAAGGAGTTAGAAAGCGAAATAGAGCAAGCGGAACGCGCCCTATTTGAGACAACGAACCCGACCGACTGGGATAAGGCGGTACACCGTTATAATGAGTTAAAAATCAAATGGTTTCAATATACGGGCGAAAGCATCACGCTAGAGACTGTAAATATTGCAGAATATAACAATCATAAATTAAACACGCTATGACAGCAAAACGAGAAAAGCATAAAGTACAAGTAAATATAAGCATTGAAGTAATGCAAGAGGCGTTAAATTCTTATGCGATCAGTGACGCACAAATAGTTAAGTTAAACGCCGACCTCGATCTTAAAATTGCAAAATTGAGAGAGGCACGCGCCGACGAACTGGCACGGTTCGAAAAGGAAAAAACCGAGTCTTTCGGCATTGTACAAGCCTATGCACTGGAAAACAAAGCGACTCAATTTTCAAAGAAAAAAAGTATTGAATATGCGCACGGTGTTATCGGCTTTCGGAACGGTACGCCAAAGCTAAAGACAAAAAAGGGCTTCACGTGGGCGGCGGTTACAAAGTTGCTCGCCGAGTTTTTGCCGAACTATGTACGCAAAACCGAAGAACCCGCAAAAGATATGTTACTCGCTGACAT